CTATTACTACTCCCGTAACTGACATAGCAGACTTTGAGTGGCCCACACCCCCTAGTGAATAGAGCACGCTACATAACACGCAAATATGGGTATCGACAAACACGTCTCGGTACATTAGTCGATGTGCGCGTCTAATAGCACCTTAAAAAAAGTTCTTGACAATTTTTCCCTCGTCGGGTATAATGTAAAAATAATTGAAAAAGAACTAACTGAACTCAATAGGCTTTATATGAAACAACTATTACTTATTTTACCGCTTGTGTTATCCGGTGCTTTATACGCTCAGGATGATACAACAAACACGGACACTATTGTTACTGACTCAACTACTACTAGTGATATTAATAGTAAAACTACTACTACGTTGAAGTCTCCACCCCCGTCGGCTATAACACCGACAATGAACATATCAAACTCTGACCTTTGTACCGTTGGTGTGGCAGGAGCAGTACAAACCCAGATACTGGGTATCTCAATGGGTACTACGACAAGAGACATGAATTGCGAAAAGTTAAAGAACGCAAAGACTTTGTATGATATGGGTATGAAGGTAGCAGCAGTATCGGTAATGTGTCAGGACAAACGTGTCTTTGATGCAATGATGATGGCAGGCACACCTTGCCCTTATGATGGTATGATCGGACCAGAAGCAAAAGCCGGTTGGGAAACTCATAAAGAAGAAGAACCTTTAGAGGAGAAAGATGAGAATGCAATGGACGAAACTACCAAGAAGACACTCTATGGTGTTGGCGGTATCCTTAGCTTGCTTGCCACTCTTCTCGTACTCTGAGATAATTACAGGGCAAGCCAGAACAACTGCCTATGACTGGGTGATGCAGAATATACTTCCTCAGCAGGCAGGCCTTACTGTAGGTACTGTAGTATACCGATATGAGACAGTAAAAAACACCGAAGATGATATGGTTGTGTACGTTCAGAATGAGAACGCTGCTGGAGATGGTTATATCTTTCGAGAGCGAGATGACTGGTCAGGACTTCCTGGCAACAAGATTTATAAAGTAATTGGTGTAGGTGACATACCAATTGAAGCATGGGGCGATGGCTCAATACAAGTTGAAGGCTTTGGTACGGTACTCGACCCTTCTGTCGTTTACAGCTATCAATATGATCCTTGTTTTGACCCACAAGCAGACCCTAGCTGCGCTGGGTACAAGATACCCTATGATCCCTCTCTTATACCAACAGTAGAGTTTAATGATCCTTTACAGGATGAACTTGTACTAGCAGAGCTTGCGAGACAAGCGGAAGCAGATAAAGAAGAGGAATACGAACGCAAGCAGAGAACAAAGAAAGTAGTAGTAGACCTAGAAAACTTACTAGGAGGTCTTAACATGAAAGCTATGTCTGCTCAGGCTTCTCTTACGGAGCAAGCACTGTTTGCAATGAATTACCTGCCACGGAGCTATGATAACTCCTTAAAAGGCGGAAGCTACAATGATACACTAGTTCTGGTAGATTCTAATCTTCCGGATAATAAGAAAGCAAAGAGAGTGGGGCTGGCTCAACAATTGCTGCATGAAAAGATGGTAGAGGCCCAATACTAACAATAAACTACCAAAGGGGCGTAATGCCTTATTATGGAACCACATATGAAAAAGTTACTCTTACTCGCTTGCTTCGCTCCTTTAGCGGTTGCAGCAAATACCCCCATCCAAGGAACCGTTGAGTCTAAATGTGTTATACAAACAGACACTACCGGAGTCTATGGCAACCCCAGCCCAAGTGAACTAAGTACTTCTGCCAGCGATGGCGGTGTAGTGCCGATTGTTCGATATGACATTCTTGCAGCAGATCATTATAAAGCTGTAATTTCCTACCCCGACACTTTTGCTTCTAGCCCAGAGCTTGCAGATGTTACCAACTGGACAGGAGATGTCACAGTAGGTCAAACCTCTGATGCTTTGATGTCAGGTTTTGAAACCAATAAAATTACCTATAACAACACTGTTGAGTTTGATCTAACAGTAGCAGGTAGCGTATGGTTTAATGTAGACTCTACTGCGGACTACGGATACGATAAGTCTTTTCCTGCAGGTGACTATACTGCTATGGTAGTGGCAGAATGTATCGCACAGTAATACTAATACTAGGTATGCTCGGTGGGTACGCAAGTGCTCACCAGTTTACTCCTACCTACCCCGAACTATTAACTACTTATGTGGAAGGCGTAAAAGTAATAAACATGAATATATTTAATAGTCGAAAAGAGATTTCCTGGTACTCTATCAATGTGTACGATAAAGACTGGAATAGCATAGCTTTCGCTAGTTCTTCTAAGCTAATTAATTTAAAACACTTGGAAAGAAAAAGTATAGAGATTTTCATCCAAGACAAAGATAAGGATATCATAACCTACGTATGCTCCAAGTCAAAAATCCTAGCAAGTGTTAAAGATCCTGCTATTATAATGTCGAGGATATGTTCAAAAATAAAAAGAGATACTGATGAAACGCTTACTGCTTATACTGCTGCTGGCTAGTCACCAATCCTACGGAGACTCCAGCTCACTAAACTTAAACTTACCTAGCTCTCAACAGAGTTATGCTTCTGATAGAATTAGAGCAGGAACACTGGATTGCCAAAATGCAATTGGCTCTTCCACTAACTTAGAGTTTGGTGTTGTAGGCTTTATAAATAGCGGAAATGAGACTGTTAATCCTTACGACACAGATATGACAATGAGTCAGACTCGTGTCGGAGATGTAGGCGTGTACGCAAAGATTAATATACCAATTGGTGGACCAAAAGAACGCATTAACTGTAATACTCTTTACCAGTTGGAACTTGAAAAGAAACGAATGGAGGTAATGAAGCTCAAGGCGGAGATTAACAATCTCAGGCAATTGCAATTCGCAAAGGAAGATTAATGGCAGAGTTTGAAATCGGAGGAATGACGTTTAAAGGTGGCAAGATGTTCGTTATGCTTACAGCACTCTCTACACTAGGAGGTGCAGCATGGGCGGGCTTTGAATTCTACAGCGATTACATGGATATGAAAGAAGTCGTACAGAATATTGACACAGGTGAGATTGAGTCCCGTAATAAGATTATAGAACAAAAACTAGACTCTGCTATATCCTACACCCGAGACATTAAGTCTGGGCTAAGAGACGATATTATATCTATTGAAAAACAAGCTGATCGAGTTGAAGATAAAGTTCGCGAATCAGAAGAAAAAGTAAGACTAATGATTGATAATGCAAATGATCGTTTTGAAACAAAACGAGATGCTTTAAAGTCAGATACGGATAGAGATATGAAAGAACTAGAAAAACGACTAACAGATAAACTCCAAAGAGCTTTGGACAACCCGTTAGCTGACTAGACCTGAGAAAAAAACTTCTTGACAACCCACCACTATTTGAGTATAATTTGAAACATGGCAAAAGAACTAACCACAATATCCCCTGAGGGGCTTGAGATAGCGAATAGTTATCTACAATACGGCAATATACGGGCGGTGTGTGAGTACTTGCAAGTATCAGAACAGCAAGTAGTAGATGTACTTAATAAACGCGAAGTAAAGAAGTACATTGACACAGTGTACTTAGACCTGGGTTACCGTAATAAGAACAATATCGGAGCCTTGTTAGACGAGATGATCGCATCTAAACTGGAAGAGGCTCAGGAATCTGGCGTATACTCTAGTAAAGATTTAGCAGATCTATTACAAATGGCACATAAAATGCGTATTGACGAGATTAAAGCACAAGCTGATCTTGCAAAAGCAGAAAGCGGCAATATCAAAAACCAGACTAATGTACAGATTAATGAAGCTGTTCCTTTCGGTCAAGGTAACTATGGTAAGCTGATGGAAAAACTTTTAAATGGAAAAGACTAGCGCACAATATGAAGCAGACCTAAAAGAACTTAGAAGCGTTACTCCGAAAGTAAATAAGCTTGAACTGGAGCTTGCAACGCATGAAGTTCAGTGCGAAGAGAGATGGAAAACCTGCTTTCAGCGCCTAACCGATGTTGAAACTGGACTGCACAGGATAGAGTCTCGCATGACTGTAATAGGCGGAACCCTAATTATGTTCCTAGCAGGTGTCCTAGCAACACTAATCTCTAAAGGATAAATTATGAAAGACTATTACATTTTTGAAAAACGACAGCGCTGGAACGTTCACTTGGACGGAGTACTGGTGGCTAAGTTTGCTACTGAAGAGGAAGCAAAAGAGTACTCAGGATGGGTACCTCCCGCAGTAAAAGAGCTGGTAGAAAAGCTAGAGGACGTTGACTATGAAGAAGAGGAAAACGAAGACTAAAGCAAAAAGAGCTCCGAAAGGGTATCATAGAATGCCGAATGGCAAGTTAATGAAAGGAGCATCTCATGGCGGTAAAAAGAAAAAAGCCTCGAAGAAAAAGCGCGGCTACTAAGAAGCCAGTTCCAACGAACAAGCGACTATACTCGGCAGTAAAAAGCTCAGTAAAAAGAAAATTTAAAGTTTACCCTTCAGCATATGCAAATGCGTAAAGCCCGTATGAGACGAGGGTAATTATTGGTAGTCGGATACGGGCGGAAAGCTTGCACTGTAGGCTAAATACAGGCTCGGAAAGCCAGGACATAAGGAACAGACTATGAAATATTTAATTTTAGTATCTGCACTACTACTCGGAGCCTGTGGAACCATGAACGCTGCCATTGACGGCACTCAAGGTATCATCAACGGAACTCTCGGTGGAGTAGGAACCGCAGTAGCAGACATAGCCACCGCAGCCGGGGCAGATGTCTCAGGCGCAATAAGCAAAAGTACGCAAAAGTAAGGAGTAATTTTATGCCAGCAAAGCGAAAAGCGAAAAAGAAAGACTCAAGGATAAAACGGGCAGGCGTTACAGGTTTCAACAAACCTAAACGTACTCCAGGACATGCCAAAAAGTCTCATATCGTTGTAGCTAAAGTTGGCACCAAGATTAAGACGATTCGTTTCGGCCAGCAGGGAGCTAAGACGGCAGGGAAGCCCAAGGCTGGAGAATCAGCTGCAATGAAGGCCAAGCGTAAGAGTTTCAAAGCACGACACGCTAAGAATATAGCTAAAGGCAAAATGTCTGCGGCATATTGGGCGGATAAAGAAAAATGGTAGAAAAAGAATTTCATCCAGCAGACACAAATGGTGACGGAAAAGTATCCGAAGCCGAACAAACAATGTACCTTGAAGCAAAGCGCAAAGAGTTAGAAGACGCAGATGCTATGCGGGATGCGCAAAGAAACATGGCCTGGTTTGCGCTTGGCGGTATGTTACTTTATCCCTTCGCCGTAGTAGCCGCAGAATTATTAGGGCTGTCTAACGCTTCAAGTACTTTAGGGAGCATGGCCCCTACCTACTTCGTTTCCGTTGCAGCTATTGTAGCGGCATTTTATGCCAAGGAAGCAGTAGGAGGTAAAAAATAATGGATTTAATCTTAGACTTAGCAATGAACTTTTGGCAATGGACAGTACTTATTGTATTGATACTGGTAGGCTTTGTAGTAAATAAAATGGACAAAGAAGAAGAATTAATAGTAAGTTTTCAGTACAGTAAAATGCCTAAGATGGTTCCCGTACCTATTGCGACAAAAGGCAAAGGTTTTTGGAAAGGTATTCTTCTCTGGCTAACCGGTAGCCGTAAGTGGGTAATTGCTACAGATTTTCACTATAGTCTACACGGGGAAGAGTTTGTAGTCCCAGCAGGTTTTGAGTTCGATGGTGCATCAGTTCCTAAGTTTTTAGCAACTTTTCTCTCTCCTGTAGGCGTCCTACTTATGGGCGGCCTAATACACGACTACGGCTATAAGTACGCCACTCTCAAAAAGAGAGACGGTACGACTTTAGGCTACAAAGACCAGAAGTTTATGGACGGCATTTTTCGAGATATTTGTATTGAAGTAAATGGTTTTAAAGTATTAAACTACCTCGCATACTGGACACTGCGTCTTGCAGGTTTCGTAGCTTGGAACGGGCATAAAAAGAGGGGTACACACTGTGAAATGGTTTAAAATAGCAATGAAAGAGCGCACCTCCTGGGATGGCGCTATGTTAATAGCAATCTGCGGATCAGTAATACTGTTTGGCGGTTTAGCAAAAATGATGGCGTGGGTCGGTTTAGGCTACGGTATCTGGACACTCCTTAAAAAAGAAGATTAAAACATGGCAGTAGAAATAAGCAGAAGAGATATTATCTCTGATGAAATAGTTGAATTAGGATCTGAGGCAAGATTTCTTAAACTTCCAATAGCTCCTTATATGGATCTATTGAATGTCACTCCGTTACCTTCGCAGATAGCAATTATCAATGCGATTAATAACCCAAAGTATCGTTTTGTGTCTGCTGCCGTTTCTCGGCGGCAGGGCAAGACATACATAGCCAACATCATTGGACAGCTCGTGTCTCTGGTACCTGGCTCTAATATCCTTATTATGTCTCCTAACTATGCCTTGTCTCAGATCTCTTTTGATTTACAGAGAAATCTAATTAAACATTTTGATTTAGAGGTTACAAAAGATAACGCCAAGGACAAGGTTATTGAAATCTCTAACGGATCTACTGTAAGAATGGGCTCGGTTAACCAGGTTGATTCTTGCGTAGGTAGATCTTATGACCTTATCATTTTTGATGAGGCAGCACTCGCTGATGGCAGGGATGCCTTCAACGTTGCACTACGTCCCACACTAGATAAGGAAGGTTCAAAAGCAATCTTTATCTCCACGCCACGGGGTCGCAACAACTGGTTCTCTGAATTCTTTTATAGAGGATACTCCGACGAATTTCCCGAATGGTGTAGTATTCGAGCAACCTATAAAGATAACCCTCGTATGGCTCAGTCTGATATTGACGAAGCAAGAAAGTCCATGTCAGAAGCAGAGTTTAGACAGGAGTACGAAGCTGACTTTAATACTTATGAAGGACAGATCTGGAAGTTTGACTTTGAAAACCAAGTTAAAGACTTATCTCAACTTGATACTAGCAATATGGATGTATTCGCAGGACTTGACGTTGGCTTTAAAGATCCTACGGCAATGTGTGTAATTGCCTATGATTGGGATGAGGACAAGTACTATCTAGTTGACGAATACTTCAACGCAGAGCGTACTACAGAACAACATGCAGCTGAGATACAAAAACTTATAGAAAGATGGGATATTGACTACATCTATATTGATTCCGCTGCACAGCAAACTCGATTTGACTTTGCACAAAACTATGATATTAGTACTATTAATGCAAAGAAGTCTGTACTTGATGGTATCAGTCATGTTGCAGGAATTGCAGACAATAATTTACTGTTTGTAGATCAGGAGTGTAAACAATCTCTGAAATGCCTGGATGCGTATCAATGGGATCCAAACCCAAACCTAATAAAGGAAAAGCCGAAGCACAACATGGCTTCTCACATGGCAGATGGTTTGCGCTACGCACTTTACTCGTTTCAAACAGCACAGGTATCCTTCTAGCGATACCTAGCCAAAAATAGTTATTGACAAGTCACCCTAAAGCCGATATAATTCTATCAATGAAAAATCAGGAACCAGAACTAAAATGCCTCAGTTAAAACGCGATGTAGTAAAATATGTACGAGATAAGGCAAAGTCTAAGTATAATAAAGGTTCGGCTTGCGAGATTTGCGATGAGACAGAGCAGCTCGATTTTCACCACTTTTACAGTTTGACACCTTTGTTAAATCAATGGTTACTAAAGAACAAACATAATCCTGATTATATTCAAGCACTTCGGGATGACTTTATAGAAGAGCATCATGCTGAGCTATATGACTACACAGTTACTTTATGTCATACTCATCATTTAAAGCTCCACTCAATTTACGGCAAAGATCCTGCGCTAGGAACTGCAAAGAAACAAATGCGCTGGGTAGAGATTCAAAGAGAAAAACATGGCTTGGTATAACCCTTTTGAAAAGAAAACCGTAGACGTTGAAGAAAAGCTGAACCCTGCCCAAATACATATTGGTAATGGTGGTCACGGCGTCGAGTCTTCAAGAGAGCCTACGTTTAGCTACGAAAGAGCCTATGAAGACTTAGAGATCGTTAATCGCGGCGTAAATATGATTGTCGATGACGTAGCTGAGATTCATACTCTAGTATCTAAAAATAATGCTTTTCGAGGCGTTGTTCCCGGTATTAAGCGTTCCAAGGTAGAGACTCTTCTCAACAAGTCTCCTAACCCTTATCAAGATATTAACACCTTTAAACGTAACCTCATTATTGACTTACTTATTGATGGTAATATCTTTTTGTACTTTGATGGAGCTCACCTCTATCATCTACCTGCCACTGATGTGCAAATTCACTCAGATAAAGAAACCTACATTGAGAAGTTTACAATGTTTGATATTACCTTTAGTCCTGATGAAATTATTCACATTAAAGAAAACTCCTTCCACTCTATCTATAGAGGCGTACCACGTTTAAAACCTGCACTTCGTACTATGGTTCTTATGAAGCATATGCGATCATTTCAGGATAACTTCTTTAAGAACGGAGCAGTTCCAGGTTTAGTACTAAAATCACCAAATACACTTTCCGAGAAGATCAAAGAACGAATGATGGTTTCTTGGCAAGCACGCTACCGCCCAGATGCTGGTGGCCGCCGACCTCTTATCTTAGATGGTGGCATCGAAGTAGACTCTATCTCTAACGTTAATTTTAAAGAATTGGATTTTCAAAGTGCAATCTTAGAGAACGAAAAGATTATTTTAAAGGCGCTCGGAATCCCTCCAATTTTGATGGACTCTGGAAACAATGCTAACATTCGCCCAAATATGCGATTATATTATCTTGAGACTATACTTCCTATTGTTCGAAAAATTAATTATGGACTGGAAAGATATTTCGGTTTCGAGTTAAGCGAAGATATTACAAACATCCCTGCTCTGCAGCCTGAGTTACGTGACTCGTCTGCCTACTATACTTCACTAGTAAATGGAGGCATTATTACCGCAGCAGAGGCGCGAGAGCGTTTAGGTTTCGAGCCTATAGATGGTACAGAGGAAATCAGGATCCCAGCAAATATTGCAGGTTCCGCAGCTAACCCAGATGAAGGCGGAAGACCTTCACAAGAAGGAGAAGAATAAATGGCAGTTCGTCAAAGACAAGCAGTACTAGAGAAAGCTTTCAAACATTTTAAAGAGTTTGAGTTGCCTTTAAGTATTCAGCAAAAAGAATATATGGCAATTGTAGGCTTAGACGCCTGCTGTGTTATAACTGTTAAAAGAAGTTTTAAAGCATGGAAGTACCTTACTCATGCACTTAGGATTCAATATCCTGAGCTCTCAGCGCCCAAGGCACCGCCTAAGCCAGAGCCAAAACCTGTTACACCCAAAGCACCAAAGCCTGCACCTAAGGCAGCGGTCAAGCCTGCTATTAAACCAGCAGTAAAAAAGGATTAAGATATGAATAAAATCTTTAATCTTACGTCTACCTTCAAGACTCAGGCACAGGACGATGGTTCTGTAATGATTCGAGGGTTTGCAAGTACAGCTGATTTTGATCGCGCGGGTGATTCCATCTCAGTAGAAGCTTGGCAAAAAGGTGGACTAAAGAACTTTGAAAAGAATCCAATTATCTTGTTTAATCATGACTATGACAAGCCAATTGGTCGAGCTACAGGTCTAAAAGCTGGCCCTGATGGTTTGGAATTAGAATGTAAGATTAGCAAGTCAGCACCTGCTAATGTTGCAGAGCTAGTAAAAGACGGTGTTCTTGGGGCCTTTTCCGTAGGTTTCCGAGTCAAGGATGCTGATTACATTAAGGAAACCGACGGACTTATGATTAAGGACGCTGAGCTATTTGAGGTATCGGTTGTTTCCGTACCTTGTAATCAGTCAGCTACTTTTTCGCTCGCGAAGTCTTTTGACTCTGATAAAGAGTACGAAGAATTCAAAAAAACTTTCACTAATCGTGTAGATCTAGCAGGTCAGTCTCTGGCTAAGGACGAAGATACTTCTTCAAATATAGCTAGTGACAACACACCTAAAAGCGCGGAACTTATTTCCGCAGATCAGGAGATCAAAATGGACAATCAAAACATCGACTTGGAAGCTTTTGCAAAGAAAGTAGCTGAAGATACAGCTGCTAAAATCGCAATGAAGCAAGCCGAGCAAAAAGCAGCTGACGACGCAGTAGCCAAGGCATCCGCCGAAGCAGAAGTTGAAAAAGCTCAGGCTCTAGAAGCCGAAAACATCCGCGTCAAGACTGGCGTACAAACTGGCGTAGAAGCTCTTATGGCTGACGTACAGAAGCAGCTTAACGAAAAAGATGCTAAGTTCGACGAAGTTATTGCTAAGTACGGCAAAGACCTCGAAGAAAAGTCTGCTGAAATCACTGCTATGCAGAACAGCAAGAAAAGCTTCGGCGACCGTTCAGAAGGCAAAGGCGACATTTCTAAGTTTGCTAAAGAGTTTATGACTGGCCACATGCTAGGCGTAATGACTGGCAAAGGCTGGGATACTTCTTACTCTCAGGACTTGTTTGAAAAAGCAGGCGTAAACTATGCAGCTAATGCTGGTGACATCGCTCAAGGCGTTTCTACTCAAATCGAGAAAGAAATCATGCAAGAACTGAAGTTGGCCCAGGCTTTCCGTGAGATTACTATTAACTCACAAACTCAAGTACTGCCAATTCAGACCGACGCACTTCCAGCTACTTGGGGCTCAAACACTGCTGCCGCCGGTAACTTGACTAACCGTCCTCAGGTAACTGGTAACCAGTATAACGCTGCTCAGGTAATTCTGAAAGCTAACCGTCTGGTTTCTACTACTTTCATGGACAACAATGTTGATGAAGAAGTGCTCGTTAACTTAATGCCTATGTTGGTTGACTCTGTTGCTCGCGCCCACGCTCGTGCCGTAGACAACGCAATTATCAACGGTACCTCTGGTGGCGACGAAGGCTTTAACGGCTTGGAAGCTCTTGCAGGTTCTAACAGCGTTGCTGTTCTTAACTCTACTGGTAGTGCTGATGTTGCAGTTACTGCTGCTGAGTTCCTTGCTGGTCGTAAGTTGATGGGTAAGTATGGCATGATGCCTTCTGACCTCGTTTATGTCGTATCTCAGGCTCGTTATTATGATCTGCTTGCTGATCCAGCTTTTGCTGACATTACTGACGTAGGTTCTGATATTGCTACTAAGATCACCGGCATGGTCGGCGCTATCTATGGCACTCCAGTTGTTGTATCTGACCAGCTCGAAACTGAAGCCAACACTGCTTCTGTAGGCTACTGTGTTAACGTTCGTAACCACGTCATCCCACGTCTCCGCGGTGTATCTGTAGAGCAGGATTACGAAGTAATGAACCAGCGTAACGTAATTGTTGCTAGCCAGTCACTCGGCTTCAACCAGTTGCGTGCTAACAACGGCACTACCGATGTATCGGTTGTTAAGTTGATTCGTACTGACGCTTAATCTACAAAAGATTAGAAACGAAGGGGAGTTTATCTCCCCTAAGTTTTTACTAATGGACTTATAAATGGCAAACTTGATTACACTTGAAGAATACAAAACTTCGGAGAATATCCAAAGTACAAAAGAAGATTCTCGGATCAATTCTTTGATTTCGGCCGTGAGTGCATTAGTAAAAACTTATTGTGGAACTACCTTAGTAGACCACTACACTGAAAATAAAGTAGAAGACTTCACAGTTAGTTGGGCTACTAGCCTAGTACAACTGACAGAGACCCCTATTGTGACTATAGTATCAGTACAGGAAAGAGAAACTTTTAGTGCTAGTTATACTACTGTGCCCTCTACAGAGTACTATGCAGATAGCTCTACTGATAGTATCTATCGCGTTAATACAAGCGGTATTGGTAAGTCTTGGCCTACAGGCCCTGCTGCCGTAAAGATTACATATAAAGCAGGATACCAAGAGTGCCCCGCAGACTTACAACTAGCAGTTATTGATTTAATTACATACTATATGAAAGACGAGCACAAAGCCCGTCAAACTATGCAGGGCGCAAGTATACAAAACAATACTTCTTCTAGCCAACGTAATAACGTAGCGTTCCCAGACCATATTAAAAGAGTCTTGGATCTTTATAAGAACTTTTAATGAGTAAGCAATCCGTACTAGCATTTTGTAATAAGTTAAATAGTACTTTACAGAGTCAGGGTGGCACTAATCTCTACAGAGATCTTGTTGGAAATAAGAGAGTACATGTTTTTAAGTTCAGTTCTTTGGAAATGGCTAAACAAACAAAAATACAGTTAGAGTCTAAAAAGACTGTCAAAAGAAATGAAAGAAGATCTTGATAAAAAACTTTCAAAAATGGCAACAAAGGCTGAGTATAAGTATAAGTCAACAACAAATACTATATCGTTTAAGTTCGATTCAAGCGTAGGATCTCAACGTGTTATTACACTTGGTAGATCTAAAAGAAAAATATACCCTAGTGATGTATTTTCAAAAGTAAAATTAGCTTATCAGCCTGCCCTTAAAAAGTTCTTTAAAAAGTTGCAGGCTCATTTAAAAAGTACTACAGAAGTCAACCCAGAAACAGGAAGGGTAAGAAACAGAAGTTTACGTACTGCCAGTGGTAAAACTGCAGAAGCTGCAGGCCGTTACTATAATGCAGGCCACGAAAAAGGTGCAGGTATTTTTGAAAGTTTTTTAAGAGATAGTTTTGATGGTATTGCAAACAGTGAAAAACTTGATAGTAAGGCAACCTCCTCAGATTTACAAGATGTTTTAGGTGTAGGAAGTCTGATAAAAGTTATAAGAGATGATAAGAAAGATTCACACACTATTTCTATTGAGTCGGACTACTTGAACAAGCAAGGCAAAGGCGGAGGTGCTGAAGTTAAAGCTGCAAAGAAAGCTCTACAAAAACAGTTAAAAGCAGCCATTAAAAAATTAGAAGATTCAATAGATACAGGGAAAGGCTTAACAAAGCTAAAAGGATCTGACAGCATAGATGATAAGAAAAGAAAGAAAATACGTAAAAATACTGTAGACCCTTTTAAGAAGTTAAAAAATAAAAATGTTAAAGTAACTGCAAAAGATACTAAAATAAAGAGTAAAACTTCCTCAAATAAACTTAATAAGGCAAGTTCAGGAGGCAAGGGCCTAAGTGCAACTAAACTAGGGGTAGGAGTCGGGGCGACTAGAATGAGTCGTCAGAGACAAAAAGCTTCTGAAAGTCCCGCATCTAGCCCTTTAAAGATGTTGACAATGTTAAACAGTCGGCTTCCTACAGTTGTAGAGCAGAATATGGAAGACCCAGCTCTTAACCGGCGTACAGGAAGATTTGCTAGAAGTGTAAAAGCAGTAGATATCACAACAACAAATAAAGGCTTTACTAGTGTGGGCTACACTTATCAGAAAAATCCGTACCAGACTTTTGAGCCAGGGTATGCACAAGGTAGCGTAGAAAGAGACCCTAGAAGATTAATTGATAAGTCTATAAGAGAAATTGCAGCTTCTGCTGCAATCGGTAGACTATATACCAGGAGATTATAATGAGCAGAGCATACACTACAAGACGTCTAGGCATTGTACAAGCCATCGTTAGTAAGCTCAAGGATATAAACGGGTCGGGAGCATACTTAACAGATTTAAATGAAAATGTATCTCCAAGACTGAAGTTTTGGGATGAAGTGGAGGAATTTCCTACAGTTCACTTAAATGCTGGATCTGAGACAAGAGAGTATCAGGCTGGCGGGTATAAAGATAGGTTTCTTTCTATTACATTAAGATGCTACGTGCAAGCAGAGGACGCAGTAGAGGCACTAGACGAATTAATGGAAGACGTAGAGACTGTTTTAGAAGAAAACTCTCGATTAGAGTATTTTGATCGTACTAATACCGGTCAATTTACACAACAAATCACAATAGTCAGTATTGAAACTGATGAAGGTGTGCTTGAACCCATGGGCGTCGGAGAGATGCTTATAGAGGTTCGATATTAGAAAATGCAGGCACGAGCAAAAGTTCACGTCCTAGCCTTTTCAAGATAACATAGGAGAATAACTATGGCAGATAACATGTTTTTTAGCCGCGACAGTAAGGTTTTTGTCGCACCCCTAGCTGCAGATGGGTCAGAAGCAGGAGTATGGGAAATTCCAGTACTTGACGGATTTTCTTTCTCACAAGCAACTAACAGCTCAGAAGTAAGCTTAAACGAAATGTCAGCAGGCAGTAATGTCAGCCGACGCGGTCGCAAGATGTTCAACGACTCTCTTGCACCAGCAGAGTGGAGCTTTTCTACTTATGCACGACCTTTTATATCAGCAGGGTCTGGTGCAGGCGCAGCCGATAGTGCAGCAAACCACCACGCAGTAGAAGAGGCTTTATGGGGTATGACTGTAGGTAGTGCTATTCAAACTGGGTCAGCTTTCGAAGGCTTCACTCTTGGTACAGATGACCTAGACATCAGTTTTGCAAACTCAAATAAAACAAGTCTTGGTAAAGCAAATATTTACTTTACACTTGGCGGTACTACAGGTGAGTCCGCAATTACTTATAAGATTGCAAACTGTTGTGTAAACGAAGCAGGTATTGACTTTGATATTGATGGTATCACTACTATTAACTGGTCTGGTATGGGAACTATAATCACAGAACAAGCTGCCGCCCCTACTCGTACTATTTATGAAGCAATTGGAAGCACCAGTAACTTTATCCGCAACCGTTTAACTGAGCTTGTAGCATCCTCTTCAAGCCCAACTAGTGTATCTGCTTATGCTCTTACACTAACAGGCGGAAGCATTACTATTTCGAACAACATGACTTTCCTAACGCCAGAAACTCTTGGTGTGGTTAATACTCCGTTGGATCATGTAACAGGTACCCGTAGTATTTCAGGCAGCTTTACTTGCTACTTAAGCAATGCTACTGATTCCAGCATGGATCTGTTTGAGAACCTTATAGGCGGAACAAGCACTGTTACTAATGATTTTGATCTTAACTTCAAAATTGGCGGAAGCGCAGCACCTAGATTAGAGTTTGATATGCCTTCATGTCACTTAGAAGTACCTACCCACTCTATTGATGATGTTATTTCTCTAGAAGTTACTTTCCATGCCTTGGGCACGGACATTGACTCCACAGACGAATTGGCAATCAAGTACGTAGGTGCGTAAAAATATTTCTTGACATAGGAGGTCTTTTGGACTATACTATGAAGTAGAAAAAGTTAGAAGGGGCTCTTTTTCGAGCCCCTTTTTTTATCCGGAGAATTATGGCTAATTTCAATTTCAATAAAGAAGCGGAGGTCTACCTTTATGACGGTTCATCTTACCATAGACTAGACGTAGGCCCTGAGCTAAGTTTTAGTCAAACTTTTACGGATAAGACATATCCTCAAAAAACTTTGCACGAGCAGCACAAGATGCACGAAGCATCTAACATTAAAAAAGCTAATCCTGCAAACTTTGAGATGAAAATACCAATGATAACACAAAGTGCTTTAGATGTTGTGTTTAATCTTTTGGTGGATTACAAAACCGGTACTTATACTTTAAATACCTTTACTCTATACATAAAGCTACCGAATGATGTTTATAAGCTTGAAACTTGTGTTATAACTAATGGGACATTCATAATTGAGAAATTAGAGAATCTCAAGTTGACACTAGCAGGTGAAGCATCAAAGCTAACTAGAGGAACTACTCTTTTAGATGGAGTCTCCTTGCCTTCACGGGGCACTAGAGATTACCAACTAACAAAAGAGCTAGCAGTTTCTATAGACGGCGATAATCTTTCTTCTGGCCTTTATAAGTGTTCTATAGAGCTTCAAAACGAAGTAAAGTGGATACCTTATGAGACTGTCAATAATGCGTTGAGCGTAACTAATGCAGCTACCTCTATGTATCCCTCTCAATTTACTCTTGAAAAAAGAATACTCTCAGGTTCTATAGGGCAGTATGTTACAAACACTTCCAACTCCGACGTTCAAAGTTGGAAAGAAGATGTAACTGTTGTTATAACAGCCGGTAACGGCGAGTCAAATACAGACTTTAGAGGCTTTAAGTTTAACCTTGCACACTGTACTTTTACAAATAGAAACACTGTAGCAGATGTTTATACTCAGGCGTATGATTGGAAAATGAACGACAACGTTACCGATCTCGGTACTAAAATCACACTTAACTAGAAATAAGGAATAAAAAACGATGGATTTAAAAAAATTAATGGTTGATACCAAAGCAGTTTGGGTTGACTTTCCAGGTCTTAAAGGTTTTGAAGTAGAGGTTGCTAACCTTTCACGAAAAGAGCTTACAGGGCTACGTAAAAAATGTACTACTACTAAGTACGATCGTAAAACACGTCAAGCGGTAGAAAACTTAGACGAAGAAAAGTTTATAACAGAATTTTCAAGGTCTGTAATTAAAAACTGGAAAGGCTTAACACTTGCACACCTAGAAACACTACTTTTAGTAGACATAGACGGGCAAGATGCCTCCAAAGAGCTAGAGTTCAGCGAAGATAATGCCGAGACTCTTGTCAGTTCTTCAACTGAATTTGACACATGGCTCAACGAGGTAGTCTTTGATCTAGAGAACTTTCGTTCAAAGCCAAAAGGACCAGCTCCTAAACCGGCTGGAAAAGTACTTCAAGAATAGTGATTCAAAGATGACGCGAGAGCGTTACTTTAAAATGTGTGAACAGATGGGGCAAGAGCCGAACGAAGATGAGATACCTCCTGACTTCGAAGACTTCCCTTCTATAGCAATAGATGCAATGAATACTTTCAGTATGCTAGGAGACAAGGTAGTTCCAGACATAGGCTATCTAGGGAAAGATTTTACAAACCTACCTCACTATATGGATATTTACGAGGTTGAAGACAAAGAACTATTTTTAGAGATTCTAACTTATCTAGAATCAAGGGCTATCAACCATTCTCAAGAACAACTTAAAAGAGAGAGGGAGAAGCTAAAGAGAAAACACTAGTGGCTGATACGATTACGGTAACGTACAAAGTTAATGAAGACGGAAGTCTGGGCAAAATAGCAAAGGGAGCTGAGAAAGCTGCTAAGTCTACTAAGAAAGCCACAGATGCCTCTGCACAGCACAATAAGCAACAGAAAGGTGTTATAGGAGCGACCTCTAATAGCACTAAAGCTTTCTCGAAGATGACCACTGGTATCAGCGGTGGTCTTGTTCCTGCTTATGCAACACTTGCTGCAAACGTCTTTGCACTTACCGCACTCTTTGGAGCACTATCTAAAGCAGCCTCTCTTCGTTTACTCGAAGAAGGCTTGCTACGTGTAGGTAATGCTGCAGGTACAAACCTCTCCGTTGTGGCTGAAAGACTTAAAGACATAACAGGAGCAGCAATCTCTACAGAAGCTTCTATGCGTTCTACAGCTCTTGCTGTAAGTGCGGGCTTTTCTACTGCACAATTAGCAGATCTTACTAAAGTCGCCAAGGGTGCTTCCGTAGCCTTGGGAAGAGACATGACAGATGCCATGGATCGTTTAGTAAGAGGTACCGCAAAATTGGAGCCAGAGATCTTGGATGAATTAGGTATCATGGTTCGCTTAGATGATGCTGTAGCAGAATTCGCTATTACTCTTAACAAAAACGCAAAAGATCTTACCCAGTACGAGAGACGCATGGCATTCCTAACTGCTACTAATGAGCAGGGCTTGAAAAAGTTTGGAGCATTAGCAGAAGCAGTAGACGTAAACCCCTATGACAAATTATCCGCATCTTTCTCTAACTTATCAAACACCGCAATTAACGTTATAAACGTCGCGCTCGAGCCTATTGCCAATATACTATCTTCTAATCCAGTAGCTCTTATGGCTGCTGTGACTATGTTCGCAGGAACTTTAGTAAGTCAAATTGTGCCTGCAATTACTGCTTCGGCAGATGCCGCACGAAAGATGGCCAGGGCCACAAGTCAGGAAGCTACCAGACTTGCTGCAAAAACTACTAACGCTTTTCAGAAATCTGCAAAAGCAGTTTCTTCGTTTAAATTTGCTCCTAAAAGTTTATCTACTATGGAGACCAGTTTGAGAAAAGGCACTGTAAGTGCCGCACAGCTAAAAGATGCTATTGTTAAACTGAGTGCGACTGAGGCCCGTAGACAGAAAAATCTTGATGCAGGTGCCCTCAAAAATCAAGCACAGAAACAAACTGAAATCAATCAAATAAAGCAGTTAAAAGCAGAGCTAATTGCACTACAAAAACAAGAAAAAGCAGGATCTAGTGCCGGAGGTGCTTTAGGCAAAGCAAAAGGTATGAGCTCTACGTCTCGAAAAACATCAGCAGCTTTCAAGATGATGGAAGGGGCAGGTGCACTTGACGGTTTTAAGATCGCAGCTGCTTCTGTGGGTAAGCAATCAAAAGACGTAGCAAAGGCCACCGGAGCCCTGAATAAACTAACTATAGGCTTTAGAGTTGCAGGCAATGGCGCAAAGTTATTTGGTACTGCTATGCTTAATGCTGTCCCTGTTGTAGGCCAGCTAATAATGGTAGCCTCTATATTATACCCTCTTTTGAGCAAGCTTTTTGAAAAAGACAAGCTTGCAAAAGCTGCTGCTAAAGCCACAGAAGCTTTTAATAGTTTTGACGGTATCGGCGACCAACTTGCAGACACTTTAGGAAGGAATACCTCTGAAGCTGAAAAATTTATTGCTACTATGAGAGTTCAGGTGGGTGTTGTTGAGCAAGTTTCTTCTGCTTTCTCTGCTATGAAAGCAGCAGCAAATGAGATGAACTCAGAAAAATTAGTCGAAAGCAAGCAAAAAGCTTTAGACCTTGAAAAAGAACTGGACAAAGTAACAAAAAAATATACAGAAGCCGGAGAAGCGGCTTACCCTCCTTTTCAACAGCATATGGCAAACTTGCAGGCGAGACTTGACGGTGCCCGTGCAGAACACAAAGAACTAAAAACAACTATAGGTTTAGCCCGCGAAGCAGAGGGTATCTTAGTTTTAGAGGATGCAATCCGCAAAATTAAAGGCAACGATGTTTTAAAGGAAGAATTAGCAGGAACTGTAGTAGGCTTAGAGGCTCTAAAACAAAAATTCAAAGAAGCCAACAAAGAGGGTGAAGGAATGAGCTACGACCAGCTTATTACAGAAACAGATACTTTGTTGGGTAAAAACAAAGAAGTGATTTCTTCGGTAGATGCTGCAAAGCAAGTTTATAATGACTTCCGCAAAGAAATTACAGATCTTGGAGATAAAGGATCCCATGCTTTTGATGGAGTAATTAAGGCTCAAAGAAACTTAACAAATGAAATGGCACAAGCAGGTTCAACAGGCGGAATGGGATTAGATGCTTTTTTGAAGCAGGTCCCTAAACTAGAGGAGACTCTTCGTAAGTTTGCAAAAGACACTTTGAATTTCGCAGACGAAGTAGTAGACAGCATGAGCTTGACGTCGGTTCAAGCAGCACTGACAGCACACGTAACTAAGCAAAAAGATATGATGCTTAAGCAAGTACAAGTACAAAAAAGACTCAAAGTAGAAATGGGCAAAGTAAAAGAATTTGCAGCAGGAAACGAACAAGCTACAAAAGTTTTAATCGGTTTGGAAGAGCAAGTTCGAACCTCTAAAGAAGCCTCGCTAAAAGCCGAACAAGAAACATATAACACTTTAGAAATGCAAACAAGCAAGAAAGATCGTCTGGCAGAGATAACCAGAGAGTTAGCAGTAATAGATGCAGCAAGAGCAAATACTGCTGTAGACACTTTGAGATCCGGTATTGAAGGCATTAAGCACGCACAGAAGATACTTGGTCTTACTACGCAGATAGCCGCCGCAGAGAAACAAATAGCATTAGACGGTATGAAGCGTGCTGAGAACCAAGCAAGAATGGCAAAAATGAAAACAGGAAGAGACTTTACACCTCTTGATGAGTTAAAGCAATTTAAAGCTACGGAACAGAAAAGAAAAGAACTTATTTTTCAAGAAATGTCAGGCAAACTACATGCCATAGAATTAGAAAAGCAACTACTTGTAGCACAAACTAAACTTCAAAAAGCTCGTGCTACTATTGTAGAAAAAGAGCTTGGAATGAAAGAAGGTTCTTTAAGCGCGGATTTTGATGGTCTTTTGTCAACTTTCCCGAAAGTGTTCCAAGCAAGAATGAATGCGGTTATTAGTAATGCTCTTACACAAGCATCAGACCTAGACTTAGAAGGAGCAACTAAACAATCTGCAGTCTCTAAAGCTGCCATAACTGCTTCCGGTACAGGAGATACTACAGCAGAAAGAATAAAGAATACTATGGACGCCGGAGATCCTGCCGAAGGTTTAAGCAAAACAGGTGGAGCAGTTGCAACAATGGCGGCTTCAATAAACCAGTTAGACCCTATGCTTGAGAAGTTAAAAACTCTTGGACCTGATGGAGAGCTTGTATCCGCCCTATCTGGAGGTGCTATGGCTATTCAAAGCGCTTTCCTGAATATGTCACACAGCATTTCAGAAGGCATGACTGAGGGCTTAAGTGCAGCAGAAATATCAGCTACAGAAACGATAGGCAAGCTACAGGTCGCAGGTGCTGCTCTTAGTATGCTGAGCCAGACTTTGGCGGCTAGCAGCGCCGGAAGAATAGCAGGAATAGACCAAGAAATAGCGGCAGAAAAGAAAAGAGACGGAAAGTCCGCGGGATCAGTAGCAAAAATAACAATGATGGAGAAAAAGAAAGTAGCAGCACAGAAAAAAGCTTTTGAAATAAATAAAAAAATGCAAATGGCACAAATAGCTATTTCTACAGCAGCGGCTATGGTATCTGCCGCCCAAGCCGCCGCATCAGCTGCGGCCGCTACCGGCCCGGCAGCTCCTATCACATTTGCTTCCGTCTTTGCAGGTATAGGAGGCGCTATTGCAGCCATAGGGGCCGCTTCTATAGCTATTGTTGCGGGAAGCTCTTTTCAAGGAGGAGGAGGGGGAGCGGCGTCTGCTCCCGCAGTCTCTGCCGTGAGCGTAGGCAATCGTCAAAACTCCGTAGACATGGCTTCAGCACGCAGCCCTTCTGGTGAGTTAGGCTATGCTCGCGGAGAGAGTGGAACCGGAAGTGGTATGACTAACTATACACCGAAAAGCGCATTCTCAGGATACAAGCACAGAGCCGGTGGAGGCTACGTAGTTGGAGAGCAAGGACCAGAGCTATTTATGCCCGAAACTCCAGGAGAAATTATACCTTCAGGTCAAAGTACCGGCGGAACAACAAATGTAAACTTCTCAATCAATGCAGTAGACGCTGCGGGTGTAGAAGACTTACTAATGACACAACGAGGAAACATAATCGGGATGATAAGAGAGTCCGCAAATGCACATGGAGAGATGTTCTTAGAAGGCGTTGACATTATGTCAGATAGCGCAGACATGTCCCGATAGGAGAATAAATAAAAATGGCTGTTCAAAATACTTTACCAGATCCAAACAACAGAATAAATGATGCTGGAAACGATTCTTCCGGTACTTATGGGCCGGGTTTTGCTTCGGTAAAGCTTGCCGCTGTTCAGCCTGTAATGAGAGATAGAACAAACTCAGGAAGAGTTATAACTCGCTCTCATGTTTATCATAAGTGGGACATTAGTATTACTTATAACCCTCTTACAAAAGATGACTTTGATCCTATTTATAACTTTCTTCTCCATAAAAGAGGAACATTAACACCTTTTCTTGTATCCTTGCCTCAGTACAGAGCACAAGGCCCTACCAGTAGAACTATAGCGAGTACTGTAGCTGCAGGATCAACTGCCGTTACGTCTGCAGGATCTGGAGGTACCGCTATAAAACCCGGCATGTTGTTTACTATCGCGGATAGTCAGGATAGCGCGCATACAAAAGCATATGTAGTAACTCAAGTAAATGGTACAGCTTTAACAATTAGTCCCGGCCTTGCAAAAGCAGTGGTCGGCGGTGCGTCTTTAAACTTTGCAGACCCAAAACTCAAAGTAATTCAAACCTCGGATACGCGAGAGTACACACTAAACACAAATAACTTATATAGCTTTTCGCTAAAACTTGAGGAGGTTAGTAACTAGATCATGGCAGATAGAACTCTTGATGACGATTTAAAAACAGCACTTACGGATAACGTTCCGTATTCCTATTTTCACCTAATAAAATTTGAGAAGCCTAAAGCAGTGGCTTCTTCTGGCTTTGTCTCTGGCAAGGCTACAGACTACGCCTATATTACAGATGCCTCAATTAATGTAGACTTTGATGACCTTTCTAAAGATTCTAAACAAAATCTTAACGGTTCGCAGACTTACGTCGCCAACAAAGTATTAAGTGTAGGTACTGTGAACGAAACTACACAGGCAAAAGCCTCTAACATGAGTCTAGTACTTTCAGGTACTGCTCTTGGCACTGTCATAACTACAAATGCTGCTTTTACAACGTCAAGCATGACAACCACTACTGATCTATTAGAAGCGGGATACCAAGAAGGCGATGTATTGCTTCTAGAAAGTACTGGTAATGCTAATAATAATAAGTATGTAAGAATAAATAAATTTACTAACGATAATAAAACAGTATCCTTAACACCTATGGATACCTCTTTAACAGCCGTATCTAGTAATCAAGTATATACGCTTTCTTTTGCATCCGAAGAGATAAGTTCTTTAATTGGAAATAAAGAAGCAACAAACTATGTAAACTATGTTAACCGAGAGGTCATGATTTACAGAGCGCACTCTAATCCTGAAACAGGGGTGATTATAGGAAAACCTTTTCTTATATTTAGAGGCATTATCTCAAAAGGATCTATAGCGGAAGACGCCTTTAAGAGTTCAAAGGTTTCTTGGAATCTTACCTCGCATTGGGGTGATTTCGTTCGTGTACAAAGTCGTATGACATCTGACTCAGCTCACAGAGCTCTAAGCACTACAGGGCGTTCTGATGTAGATGCGCTTATACGTCCCGAATATGAATTTGACGCAGGTTTTGCACACGCAGAAAGATCAATAAATCTTATTGCAACTTTCCAAGCTCAAGAAACTCGCTACAAAATGAAAAAGCGAGGAGGTTTTGCAGGTCTTATTGGCGGAAAGAAAACAGTAGAGTACCAAGTCGAAGTAGATAGAGAGGTTGACTTACAGTTTAATCTAAGTGCGCAGTCTTTGCCCGTTGTTTACGGAATTCAAAAAGTAGATAGTATACCGGTATTTGCAGATATTCTATCCTCCAACGCGAAAGAAGTGTATGTTGCACACGCTTTTTGTGAGGGAGAAATCGGAGGTATATATGATATACACGTAGAAGATAATAGTACCGTATGCCTAGACTTAAATGACTCTAATGCTCGAAGTGCAGCGGTAGCTACAGACGCTGCGGTGGTTTGCTACGGTAGAGCCGATAAAGGCGACGTACTTGCAGGCTCAAGCTCTAGATCAGGTAGTCTACTCAACTTTAATCTTTTCGGCCAAAATATTCAGCTCAACATAAATATAGGTGGAGAAGGAGGAATGAATACTGTATATGCACAGCCTAATTTTGGTTACAGCTTAAACTCCTCAGGCGGCCAAGGCCTCCAGCACGAAACAACCTTTAGTTTAGCCGCCTCAGGTAGTTCAACCGCACCTGCAACAGTCTTTGTGCATACAGGTAAGCCTAACCAAGAAGCAAACGACCTTTTAGTTCAAAAATCAGCGAACGAAGAGTTTAAGCTACAAACTACTATCCCTGAGCTAAATAAGAATAACTACTGGAGCCCTAATCATAGACTCTTGGATACGGCGTATGTAGTG